TAAAATTGGAAGGGGGCAATTTAATCCACTTGCGTCTAATGTAGTATCTGCCATAACTTTCTCCTTGTGCGAAAAAAGGAGTCCCGAAGGACTCCTCAAATTAAGATATTATTATATCCTTATTTATTAGTATCTACTGCTGGGAAATTGTTATTACCTACCCTGTAGTATGAACGCTTTGAATAGTCATCATTGCTAAACTCATCATCCATTTCAGTCACAAAGTTAGTAAACTCTTGAGAGTACCAACGTGGATCCCAAAAATCATAACTATTATAAGCAAAGATACCATTATCTTCTTGGTAACCATTCGAGTGATTATTATTCCAAGGTGTGTTCCAAGAATTGTTTCCGTTAAAGAACGCACTTGCTGATGTTACTGTTAAAAGCACTGTTAATGCTGCGATTAAATTTTTCATTTAATTCTCCTATATTTTTTATGGTTTTCGCATAATTGCAGGTAACCATTTTCACCTTTCTAACTTCTATTTATAAAACTATATAACTGTATAATAATATACTAATATAGTTGAACCAATACATATATTATACTATAAACTTGGTCAAAAGTAAAGTTTTTAAGAGTTTAAATCTATTTGTTCTTGATAGTATTGTTTGATGGTATCCATACAGTCTAGGATATAGTTATCCCGTTTCTCTACAAATACTTGAGGTTCGCTATCTGCTACTGCTACGATGATAACGATTTTGTCGATAGGGATTCCAGTTCTCTCTTCAAACATAACACAGTATGCCGATGCTTGTTGAAAGTAACTACTTATCCATTCTTTCTTTTTAGTTTTTGCTGCAGTCTTATAATCGATTACTGCTAACTTACCGTCAAACTCAGCAATACAGTCTACACGTCCAGCAACACCAAGATAACTAGACCACATTGGCATCTCTTGAGCATACACTTCACCTATACGTTCTTTAAGAATAGGTTTGATGGAATTAAACATTGCCTTAACATCAGGCATAAACTTGCTTTCGTCTAATTCATTATTAACATACTGCTCACACATTAAGTGAACGTTAGTGCCACGTCCACATGCTTGACGACCTATCTTGTCTGCTTCTGCTTCACCAACCCTTGCTCTCCATTCAGCAATACCCTTTCTTGACAGTACACTAAGTACAGTTGTTATTGATGGCAAGTCGCCTTTTGGTGTTATATAATATCTTTTATTATCAACAGTCTTAGTTTCTACTTCTTCAAATTGTACGTCTTTATGTTTGAACATTACATATCACCCATATTATAACTACCCTTTCTATCAAGTCCACGTTTCTTCAAGATAGATGCCTTCTTTGCTTCTTTGACACTTCGACCACCTACTTTATCAGCAAGAGCAGAGTTTGGATGTGCGTCAGCAATTCTTGATAGATTCTCTTTCCACCCATCATCAGACTTTCCTTCTAATCCAGTACCTGAAATGAATCCAGGCATTTTACTAAAGTGTGTTCTCACATCTGGGTTATCAATTAGATATTGCTCCTTTTCTTTCCAACTCTGTGTGAGGGTGTAGACTTCGTTTGTAACGGTGTTCTTGTATTCGTAGACCATTAGTCTATTTAGTTATAAATTTCAGAGTACGAGCATCCTGCTTATCCTCAGGTACATCATCAGACCACATATACCAAAGCATACCAGAGTACACTACCATTAACATTCCTATAACTATTTCAATCATTTGTTAATCTTCTCTTTAATTGCTGCCAATTCTTCTTGAATATTTGACATACTTACAAAAAACACTGCAATGAATCCAACAAACACTATGAAATTTAATATTTCCATTCTACCATCCTTTAAATTTAACTTCCTTTATAATATACTTAGACAAATATTGTAATCCATCTAAGAACTTCCTTTCCATCTTTATTGACTTCTCACTACCATGGTGATAATGAGAACTTTTAAATCCACCTTTCCACACCATCGATATTTTATACTTCTGCATTATCCACCAGTAATGATATCATACACTTCTTTCCAATTCTTGGCAGTTTTGATATCAGCATGTAGATAATCCTTATTGTGATTATGTTCCATCAGAATACCCTCTAGTCCAAGTTCTACACCAACCTCAGCATTCTCAGGTTTATCTTCAACCCACCAACACCCAGTATCTTTATACTTTAACAATGCTTCATCTTTATCAGCACCAGTATCCAAAATAGTGAATTCCTCAAACACCGTTTCACCAAATAAGTTCTTAAGGTTTTGAATCCTTAGATTCTGGGCATTAATATTATCAGACTGAGAAGTAACAACGTGGAACACATAACCATGTTCTTCGTGTAGTTTCTTAACGTACTTAATAGCATCAAGATGTGGTGTTAAGAATGCAATATCAGCACTCTCATTAAACTCTCTTACCAATCTCTTACCTTGGTCACGAATAATACCATACACCTTATCAATTTGATATGCATCAGGTTCCATTATTCTATAACCACGTTTAGTCATCCACCGACTGAACGAATGAAACCAATCGACTAATACACCATCAGCATCTGTTATAATTACCTTATCTTGCATTCATCTCCTTCCAAATTTCTATTAAAACATTATCACTTACACTATCTATTTTACTCCACTTTACCACAGAAGTCAAGCCTTTGGAGTTTTGAATTTCTTTAAACACATCACTACGAACTTGCGTAGGAAATGCTAAGATAATCTCCTTAATAGTTTTGACTTCTCTAGCAGACAGAATAAACTTCTTATTGTCATCAGTAGTAACTGTCATCACCTTTTTAAGTTTCTTTGGTTTGATTACACCCTCTAATGTTTGAGAGTCTTCAATCTTACCGAACTGAGTCCACATTGGCATACCTTTAAACGATGGACCATAGTCCATGCATTCTTCTTGAAACCCATCATAAAAATTACTATCTACAATATAATTCATTTTTCCTCCTTCGGGAATGGCATTACGATACAAACAAAACCAACAATAATTAACCATGCTTGAAATAATTGCATAGCAGTATTGTCTAACAAATCCATAGAAGTCCACCCAAAAAATATTAGTGAGGATCCTATTAAAATTTTAAGTATCATTTCCATAATCACTCCGCAATATGTTTAACAGATATCCAAATTGCCATCAGTCCAACTGATATAGCAAACACACTTGCAAAGTTTATTACTTCTGGAACAAATCCCATTAGTATTAAAAATAAACCTGCTAATAATTTAATTCCTTCCCTTTTCATCATCTCTCCTCAATCAACCATTCAATTTCAGAACCGTAGTCCTTTTCCTTAACTACCTCACCACCATAATAAGCATCGTCTTCGTTTATCGTTGCTTTATTATCTAAAAATGCACTGATATCATTATCATAAAGGTTTTCGATTTGGTCAATGTCTTGTTCAGACAATTCAATTTCAGTTTCATACCACACAGTTGTGACAGTATGTTCTTTTCTAATTAGTTTATAACTCATCCTTTCCTCCTTTATTCACAAACCATTCACCAATTGCAGAACAGTCACGGCATTTTTTAAACTCCATCACGAAGTCAGACATTTCTGTTAAGACTTCGTCAGTGTCCTTTTCAACATCAACGTTGCCAACCATATCGTTACGAAGGAAAAACCTAGTATCACCTCGTGTAACGACTTCATATAAAAACTCACCAACGCTAACCATTGATAAGACCTCTTACATCAGGCATCGCAACTTTGTTTGAGAAAAAACTTATCACACTGTCAATACGAAACGAACGAAAACCGTTTGCTTCAGTATCAAACACAGCAACGACTTCATCGTTTGGTTTCTTTGCAACAAATCCTTCTGGTTTAGGTTTTTGTATTGGAAGCAATTCCGTTTGTAACGTTGCTTGCATAACACGTTCAGTACCATCTTTCTTTATAAAGGTTACTGTCGCAACAGACTCTTTCAATACATACACCATTTCTTTTTTCATTTCACTTACTTTCATAATATACCATCCTTAATTATTTAATAAAATTTCTTCTTTAAGCAATTGGTCAGGACCATCAAGTCCTTGCTTCAACCACGCAACTAGAAAGTCTTTATCTTTTTGACTAACTTTCTTTTCTGCTTTAACCTTTTTAATTGCTTTATTAATACTTTTATTATTCATAATATTCTCCTTACAAATTAAACACAAAATCGGCTGCTTTACGCAAAGCACTTAACGGAACTTTTTTCCTATTAGTAAAACTATAACCATTAAAACCAGTACCACCCATTTTGCCAAAGTCAAAGAAATACATCTTATACTGAGGAACACCTTTCGTATAATGAGTCCTTATTTTCGCATCTTTATATAATTTACCATTAATTTTTACCACAACACACTCCTATTAACTCAATCTATACTTATATTATACTCTAATTGCAGGAAAAAGGTGGAAGAATAACCACCTTTATTTTAAGGTTATTTAAGTCTTTCAAACGCAGCTTGTGCTTTATCATGGTCTTCAGCAGAAAAGGTATTAACCTTTGGTGCTATAAAATCACGATCGTCAGTTTTAAGACTAACTAGAACGAAAGCACGAAAATGCCCACCCTCTTTAAACACTGCCTTATTCTCAACCACAAATCCTGATACATCTACAGACTTAAATCCTGCTTTTGATACCAGTTCAGTTTCTTGAACACTAGTGCCCATTCCACCTGCTCCGTTGTCAGCAATAAACCTTTTCATTTCAGCACCGATTTTGCCACCTAACTTGTCACCAAGAGTGACTTTGGCATCATGTAATGCTTTATCCATCGCAAATTGCATATCGTCAGATTTACCTGTTGCAGCCGAAAAGATCTGTTCTTTAGTATCTTGCGGATGCTTTAGGAAAAACGTAGGAACGATATTTTCCTTCTTAACCTGCTTGATAGTCAATGTATCTTCTACCGAAGTCGGTTTAGTTTCAGTTGATGAACAACCTGTCATCAAAACGATAGCAAGTCCCATTGCTGTTATTAATGCTATTCTATTCATTTTATTTACCTCTCATTATAATTACCGAATTATTTCGGTTTTCAATCTATCCGTCACGACCGTGACAGTAGTTTTACACACATTATTCTCATCACAGGTTTTCACCTCGGTGGTCTTAATGTTTGTTTCTTCTTTAGGTTTCACTGGTCTTCTGTACACAGTTTCGACCTCATAATCTATTAGAGTGTCATACGTTTTATAAGTTCTAATCGGGTCTATTTGATTTACCTTCCAAATCCACTCATCAACTGTACGACCATCATGTCTGAATTCTTTATTGTAATCATTTGTCGGGTTATGTTGTTTAAGATGGAATAGTTGACTAGCAACTGATAAACCAGTTAATACATCAGCACTAGCAACAGTACTAACTAATAACAATGGTAATAAAACTTTTTTCATACATTCCCCTTTTTAACTCTTACATATACTATTATACCCTAACTGGCTCAAAAAAGCAACTAAATACCCACGTTTGTAAAAGGGTTATCTAAGTTACCAAAGTGCCTTCTTAAAGTTTTCCATGACTCTTTGTCACCTTCGTCCATTTGTTCCATAAACTGTAAGTCATCAATCTCACCATACTTAACAGTCATATCCTTTTCAAAGTCAATAGTACCATCTTCATTAAGAGGATGAACACCTTTAACATCAGCAAAAGATCCTACACTCTCTAGGTATGCATTAAATACTTCTGGTAATTTCATCTTCATCATTCATCCTCCAAATCAAATTTTTGTTCTTCCATAAATTCACCATCTTCCAAGTTAATGTCATTCCAAGCCTTATCTTCATCATAAGTGGATAACAACACTTCACCTTTCGCATTATATACTGTATATCTAATCATTATATTCTCCTATGCAATTATAAAATTAAGTGGCAAATTCCAAACATCAGGTATATAAGCCAGCACCCTACCATCTAACATCTCAATAAAAAACATAACTCAACCCCTTTTTATTCAACCAATACTTATATTATACCCTATTTTTAGACGTGCGGGTAACTATTTTCGTGTTTATACCCACGTTTATAATAAGGGTTTAGAAGTAGTTAAACGTCATCGTCATACGGAATACATCATCAGTACAAGTAGTGTCGATGTAGGGTGTTTCAGCAGTAAAAAATATTGCTCTGTTGTCTTTAGAATATAGTTTAGTTCCGCAAGGGAGTTTGGTGTATCCATCATTAGAATTTACAAAGTATAACATACACTTATGTTTAAATGCAAATTCAACACAAGGTTCAAACTCTTCAACCTTATCATTCTTGGAAAAGAGTGTTGCTCTGATGTGTACAAAAGAAGCAGGATTAATCTTCTTAATGAACGGGTTTAGTTTATTAGCAAACTTACTAGAGAACCCATAGTTCGTATAGAAAATATGGGCAAAGTAGTGTAGATGGTCAAGTTTTTTATCATGGTTATGATACCAATCAAATTGATCGCTGAGTAAATCGTTTACAAGGTTGTTATAATCACTCAACTCTAAAAAGTTGTCTACAATCTTATATGTTGGAGTTACTTTCTCACTTACTTCGTTGCTCATCTTCCTCAACCACTTCGAGGATACCTTTATCAATCATATCATCAATAAGGAAGTTGGTAGCAAATTCTTCACCACGATTGAATCCAAATGCATATGAAAATGTAGTAGCAACTGCTACGAATATTAGAAAGATTATAAATTGTAATTCCATCATGACGACTCCTTTACAAACATTCCTTCTGGTGTCAGATAACCTTTACGATCTTTAATTTCTTCATATGCCTGCCCGATACATTCTTGTATGTCAACGCCATAGATTCTACATACACCAATTAGTGTAACGTAAATATCACCAACAGCATCCATTACTTCGTGCTTGTCATCTTTATTCAAAGCATCCATCAATTCAGTTAATTCTTCCATTGTTTTAATTGCTTGCGTCATAGGTGTACTGTTTTCAGTAATACCTCTGTCGTCAAACCATCTTTGTATATGTACATCATATGTGCTCATTTATTTCTCCAGTTTCTTTAAAAATTCTGATGTTGTCATTGCTCTTACGTTTCCTGCTCTTACACTCTTACAATGTTCAATCTTATGGTCAGGTACAACAAATATAAATGACACACCAATATGCTCATGAACGAACCACTCAAAGTATTTCATTCTATTATAGTTGTCCTCCTCAAGTGCGTGAGTTTCTGGTCCATAGTTCTTACTATCTTTATAGACATTATCTACAGAATCTTCACCATCAAGTATAAAGTCAAACCCTAGTAAATATATTAAGTTGTTTTTATGCCGAATAGCATAATCTGCAGCAACCATTCCAGCATTGGTACGTCTGCGTCCATTAGAGTTGTACTTAATACTTTCCCATCGTTCTTCTTCAGGTGGAATGATTAGGTCACCATTATCAACTCGTTCTTTATGCAACTCATTAATCATTCCACTGTCAATTGCTACTAGATAATCCCATTTGTCGAAATCTCTATACAATGCATTACAACCATACAGTGGTGCTTTACCTACTAACTTATGCAAGTCAATAATATTACGACTCGGTCCATTACCAATAATGATTGCTGGTTTGATGATTGACATCACTTTATCTCAGAATCATATTCTGCCAACTGAACAAAACTTGTGATGACATATTTTGTTCCAGTCAGAGGTGGATTGCCCCTATGAGTGTGAGTGAATCCACCTGGGAAGACAACCAACGTTCCTTTTTTAGGTTTAAGTCTCAAACTCTTATATAAAAATTCAGTTTCACCGCCTTCAAAATCATCATTTAAATATAAAATCCACGCCAATGATCTTGTAGTATTTTTTGCTGATGAATTCTCATAATGCCATACATGATAACCCTCGGTTGTTGCAGTTTTTTGAAATTTGATTCCATGCATTGACAAATATCCACCGTCTAACAATGAACCATAATGAGAACAATACTTTTCAATCGCGACGTCCCAAAACCTTTCTATAAAATTCTGATAATCTGTTGGGAGGTTTTCATCATAGGGTATGTGTTGCATTGGCATCCAAAAACCGAGGTCGGTCTTCATCGTAGGTGGTGCATTATCACTTTCTTGTCGCGTTTTCATAAAACCCTTAGACGTTTCTATTACTGAAATATAAAAATCACACTCTTCATCAGTCATAAAATGATCAAACGTAGCAATATCCTTTTCTAAGGTGAAGTCCCCATCCTTGATTATTGTTTCAGTTGTTTCAATTCTTTCCATTACCAGTCCTCCAGTCCTTAGTTAGATTAGGAAATGCTTCCTCTACAAGTTTACGTGTTAATCCATTAAACGGTTGCTTACGTTCTTTCATCCCAATCAATACTTTAGCATCACGTGGGTCGATTGACTCAAGCATCGCAATGAATAACGTTTCTCTACGACTTGGTTTTAAGTTACGTTGCGTATCAGTATCACCTTCGATAAACATATACATCTTTCTTAACTCAGATTCTAATGCTGACTCTTGGTCTGCTTCTTTTGGTAATGGTTTATATGGGGGAATCCCCTCAGGCAACAACCACTTGATACGTGGGTCATAGGTATAGCCAAGAACACTCTTTAGTCCAGCACTGCTATAAAACTGAAGGATTTCAACCTTCCTATTCTTACCTTTAGCATTATGTACTTCTTTAAATATTTCGTAAAACGTTTTTTGCATAATTAAAATTCTCCAATACAATCCATTAAATTCTTTAACTTGTTTTTTATAAAGTAGTTGAGCAAACCTCTGCGTTCAGGGACTTTATAATTCTCAAACTGATTTATAATAGCAGAAGATATTGCTTCTGGAACCATTTCTAAATCAACTAACTGTTCATTCCTTTTGTAGTTTCGTAACATACCTTCATCACAAAACTCATCAGGTTTCTGTTTCAACCAAACTTCAACTTTCTTCTTAGCAATAGCAGTCTGCCTAA